TAACCACCGCATCGGGTCGGAGATCCACGAGTCGATCCACTACATCGACGTCGTTGCACAGGACACGGTGGAGGAGGACCAGGTCGAGCGGCTGTGGGAGAAGGCCGAGCGGCTTGAGGAGATCAACCGAGACCGCGCGCGGCTGCAGCTCGACCGACAGTCAACCGACGAGCTCGACGTCGAGGCGGCACGCATCGAGAGCATGCCTATGATGGAGGCACTGTGACTGTAGTGGATGGAGTTCGCCTCCTCTCCAACTCCGAGGTGCAGACGTTCAAGGACTGTCCGCGTAAGTGGTGGCTCGCCTGGCACCGCGGCCTGAAGCCTAAGCGTCGGTCTGTGATCGGACCGCGCTCCACGGGGCAGCGTGAGCACGCTGCGCTAGCGGCGCTGTACACGCCGGGTGGGGTGCCCCAGGACGCCTGGCGCGTCCTCAGTGAGGTGCACACCGAGGATGAGCAGCGCCTGAATGAGTACGTCGCGGCGCTCGAGTTCGGCGAGAACCCGGGAGGTGGCGCCGACGAGCTTCGCAGGAAGCTCGTCAGCGACTTTGACCTAGAGCGCGCCATGCTCGAGGGCTACCTCGAGTGGCTCGTCGAGACCGGCGTCGACTCACAGCTCGAGGTCATCTCCGCAGAGCAGCGGGTGGAGGTACCGTTCACGACGCTCAACGGGCAGCAAGTCAACCTCATCGCGAAGATCGACGCTCGCGTGCGCAACCTATTGACCGGCGGCCTCAAGTTCATTGATCACAAGACCGTCGGGTCGCTACTCGACCCGGTTCTCGGACTCAACCAGCAGATGCTCCACTATCACGTCATCGAGGATCTACTGACGCAACCTAGGCAGCCGCGCTGCGAGGGCGCGCTGTACAACATGCTTCGTAAGGTTAAGCGCACCCGCGCCTCGAAGCCGCCGTACTTCGGCCGGACGCCGATCGATCACAACAGGCACGAGCTGAGCGCCTATAGGCTGCAGCTTCTCGGCGTCATTGACAAGATTACATTAGCTGAGCAGTTCCTCAAGTCCGCGGTGCCGCACCAGCGTGCGGTGCCCGCTCGGCCGTCGCGCGACTGCTCATGGAAGTGTGACTTCTTCAAGATCTGCCGCATGTTCGACGACGGCTCTCGCGTCGAGGCCGCGATCGAGGATCACTACGTCGCCGGCGATCCGCTGGCGTACTACGACGACAGGGAGACCAATGACGCAGATTCCTAGTGAAAGTGACATCCCCATCCACGGATGGCGGCCATACTCGGACATGCATCGCGAGCGGATCCGCGCCCACGCCAAGCACGACGAACGCGACGGCAGCATGGAGCGCAAGCCCTTCGACCACCCGATCTGGTTGGCCGTACTCACCGAGGAGGTCGGTGAAGTCGCCCGTGTACTGTGCGACAACGAACTAGGTGCGCTCGGTGACGACTTCAGGCGGCGGCTGCGTGAGGAGCTGGTACAGGTAGGCGCGATGGCCGCCGCGTGGATCGACGCGCTCGACGATACGAGTCGGAGGCTCAGTGGATCGAGTAGTTGACACAGACAACGTCGCGTCATTCCTCATCTTCTCCAACTCGAAGGAGGGTAAGTCGACGCTGGCCAGCACGGCGCCGCTACCGCTTCTCGTGCTGGACGCGGAGGGAAGTTGGAAGTTCATCGATGAGGTCGGCTACAAGTCTGGGGTGCCGCTGCGTAAGAAGGCGTGGAACCCGATGCTCGAGCCGATCCCGCGGTACGACGGCACGTGGGACGTCGTGCGCGTTCACGTCGACTCGTGGCAGACCATGCAGCAGGTCTACCGTCACCTCACGCAGGTGGAGCACGACTTCGTCACCATCGTGCTGGACTCGGTAACCGAGCTCCAGCGGCGCTGCAAGGCGAACATCCGCACCACCAGTCCGCAGATGGACCAGCAGCGCTGGGGTCAGCTGCTGGACGAGATGGACGGCGTCATCCGCGGGTTCCGCGACCTGACGCTGCTCAGCAACACGATTCGCTGCGTCGTCTTCGTGTCAGAGATGGCTATGAAGGACGGCCAGTTCCGGCCCTACATGCAGGGTCAGATTCGTGACACCATGCCGTACTGGGTCGACGCCTGCGGCTGCCTCTTCACCGAGCTCCGCCCGAACGGCGACCAGCAGGTTAAGGTGAAGAGGCTGCTCATCGGCGCCGGCGTCAGCGCGGCGCACGTTGTCGGCGAACGCTTCCAGGGGCGGCTGCCCGACATCGTGGACAACCCGAACATCACCGAAATGATGAACGCAATCTATCCAGGCACGAACGGTAGCAAGGAGAGCAAGTGAGCGAAATCGACTGGGCATCACTACACAAGGACGCGACAACCACGCTGACCGGCGACTTTCCCGTCGTCATCGTGGAGGCCACCGCGCAGAAGACCAGTAACGGCGACAAGGACATGATCAAGTACAAGGCCAAGGTCGAGTCCGGCCAGTACGCGGGTCGACCGCTGTGGGGTAACTTCACCATCTCCCCCGAATCCCCGGGAGCCATGCGGATCCTGTTCTCGCACTGGGCCGCGCTCGGCATCGACGGCGCCTTCTTCCAGGCCAACCCGCAGGCCCCCGTGGCCGTGATCGCGCAGGCGCTGGTGGGTCGCAAAGCAATCGTCACCATCGGCACGCGCCAGTGGAACGGCGCCGACCGCGAGGAGATTCAGGCGTGGAAGCCGCCGGCGATCGGTCAAGCTGCAGGTGTCATTGGTGGTCTGCCGGGGCTTCCCAGCGGTATTCCCAACGCGGGCGGTAATCTCGGCTTGCCGATCGCTACGCCGCCCGCAGCCACCGGTAAAGGCGTGCCTCCGATGCGCATGGCCTCCGTTCCGGAGGCCGGCGCCGTCGCCACCGAGCCGGCGGTCGCCGAGAACGGTGAGGCTCCGCCCCAGCTTCCGTTCTAGGAAGTACAACTAACGACGATCATATGGTAGAGTGGTGGATGTGAGACATCCACCACTCTCATCCTAAGTGAGGAGTGAACTTTGAGAAAGCGAGTCGGCTACGCGAAGCTCGGCCGGTCGATGCCCCTAGCGCTCGAGAACTGCGGCAGCCTCGGCGGCGACGTCGAGATGGTGCCCACACTGAAGCTGCTGGCGGAGCGTCACCCGGACGTGGACTTCATCCTGATCGGCCGGAACTCGGGTGAGCTGCCCGAGGACGTCGGTCTGCCGAGCAACGTGCTCAACCCGTGGCGAGTCTGGAAGCCGATCATTCGGCGTGAGCTTCAGCGTGCGGGCCTGAACTACTCGAACCTGACGATCCCCGACCACCGTGAGGTTACCGCGCTGATTCACAAGTACACCTGGGAGGAGTTCAGCCTCCTCGATGAAATGATCATGTGGCTTGGCCAACACGGCACCACGAACACACCTCTGCCGTCCGTCAGCGATCGTCAAAAGCTCACCAAGCCCTACGACTGGGCGACGCTGTACGGCTCGTACCTGCTGCAGGGAATCAACGCCTGGCGCGACGTCGACCCACTCAATCGCGAGGAAGTGCTGCTCAACGCGGACGTTCGCAACTACGTCAAGTACCGCGACAGTAAGTGGCCGTGGCAGCATCCTGTACTGGCACAGTACACGTACACAAACAATGTGAAGCACGAGAGGTACGGCGCCGACACAGACATGTTCCTAGAGTTCTCACAGCGCCCAGTGTCAGACAGTGTGAACTGGATCGAGAACGGCCAGGTCTGGACATCCCGGGTACGCAACGTCTACTCACGCCTAGAGATCTCGTCGCTGATTCCCGGCACGCCGTTCGGCGACACGATCAAGTTCAACGGCGACTTCAACCGGCCGCACGACTTCGGCATCGTCGTCAACGAAACGCGGCGTGAGGTCAGCGAGGCGAAGGCACGCCGCACGGTGCTGCGCGACTGGGTGCTGCCGATTGACAACATTGGATTCATACACGGTAAGTGGTCGCAGCGCTCGCTGGACGAGCTAGGCATCGACATCAATCCGGTGCCGCAGCTCGAGTACATCCCGAAGCTGCAGACCGCGCGGTGCACCTTCACGACACCGGCCAGCGGCTCGGGCTGGGCGACCGCGAAGCCGTGGGAGGCGTTCGCCGCGGGAGTGGTGTGCTTCTTCCACCCAGACTACGATGACCAGAACAACATCCTCGGTGACATGCGCAACCGGGAGGTCGCCGACTGGCTTCGCTGCGAGAGTCCGCAGCAGCTCGCGGATCGAATCAGGTACACGTGCTACAACCGTGAGGTCTGGGAGTGGCTCGTCGACGAGCAGCGTGAGCACTTCAACAAGGCGGTCGAAGAGAAGACGTACCTTAAGATGATCGAGGAGAGGTTAGACCTGCCGTGAGAGGTTCATCAGGCGCACGGTTCATTGACAGTTCTCCCGTTATGATCACTAAGCAAGACACGGCCGTTACCGGTCGACGTGTACGCGACCAAGGGATCTGGCTCCAGCAGCTGAACGAGTCGTCCGTGCTTCCTGTAGTCTTCGCGGTGCATCAGAATCGCTACGACATGGAGCGACTCGACGTCGGCACCATTCCCACCACGTGGGAGCAGACGTTCGAACTCTGCAGCGACATCATCGTTGAGTTGGAGACTCACCTGTGGTACAAGAACTTCAAGGGACGCGTGCCGCACCTCATGGAGTTCGACCGTGGTGAGCACAACGGCTACATCATCGACCTCCTGACGGACGTCGGGCTGCGCAGCTACCGCCGAAAGCTTCACCAGTTCGTTGGGAACGTCGACTGGTTCGGCTACAAGACGCCGCGGGTGGCGCGTACGCACGGCGACTGCATCATCGACAACGTCGCCTGGCGGCGCACCGAGTCAGAACTTAACAAGCTGGTGCTGCTCGACCCGATTCCCGCGACGCCGGCGCTACCCGACCTCGCCTGCGTCGACGTCGGCCGCGTCATCCAGTCCGCCGCTGGCTACGAGGTGACGCGCTACTTCGAGGACACGCGGCCGCTGCTCGGCATTCCACTCGATCAGCGTGTTGACGACGTCCTTAACGGCTGGCTAAGTGATGAGTTCTGTCTCAACGAGGTACGCGCGTCGCTTCACTTCAGCATCATTCACATGCTGCGCGGACTACGCACGGCGCAGCGCGTCGCACCTAAGAGCTGTAAAGCTCTCGAGCTACTAGTCGATCAACTTGTGGAGGTTACAGAGACGTGGATGCAGTAATCCTCGCCGGCGGCAGGGGACAGCGCGTCGCCGGCATTACCAAGCTGTTTCACAAGCCGCTGCTCGAGATCGAGGGTGAGCCTCTGCTCCTGCGCGCCGTTCGGCAGGCACGTAGCCTCGGCGTCGAGGTACCCGTAGTCGTTACGTCGCCAGCCATCGCCACGCTGGTAGCGCAGGTCCTCGGCGACGTACCCGCTAACCTGATCATCCAGCGTGAGCCGCTTGGACCGGGCGACGCTCTTCGGGTCGGCCTGCAGGTGCGCAACCGCAGCGTCGGCAGCTACCGCGTTCTCGTGCTGCTGAGCGACAACTACACCAGCGACGCCGACCTCACCGCGGTCTGTTCGTACGAGGTCGCCGTCGGCGTGCACACCACCCCGCGAGCCGAGGCGCAGCGATTCACATGGTACGACCCCGACCGCGACACGTGGATCGAGAAGCAGACCATTCCCGACGGCTCACCCGTGGAGTGCTGGGTCGGACCGTTCGTGGGTTGGCGTAGTAAGATGGAACGCGTTATGAGTCGTGTGTGTGAAACTCGTAAGCTCAACGGCGGTGAGGCCCTCATCGGCCCGTACCTCGGAGAAATGACCAACGAGACGCGCACGGTTCGGGTTGAGGTCGACTCGATCGACGTCGGTACCGTCGAGTCTTACCAAGCAGTGAAGGAGCGAGTAGGTGACTCAAGTATTGCCGTCGGACGATCCCACTGACGAGGCACTCAAGGGACACATCGAGGGAAACCCGTGGCCGTGCGCCGTCATGGTGTTGATCGTCTGTCTAACGTTCCTCGGCATATGCCTGGGGGGCGTCTACATGGTTGTGAATTTGAGGCAGTAATGAACGCTATGGACACGTTCTCGCGCATGCTGAAGCTGCAGGAGCAGCTTCAAACCGAGTCATTCGGGTACAACTTTCAGCAGATGCTGGCGTCCGAGCGCATCCAGTACGTCAAGGACATGAAGTTAGCCCTAGAGGCGGAGCTTCAGGAGGCGCTGGACGAGACGTGGTGGAAGCCGTGGACTAAGCCACGAGGTTCGTGGGTTAACCGTGAGGCCTACTTCGGCGAGCTGGTGGACGTACTCCACTTCTGGATGAACATGATCCTGGTGCTCGGCGACGACCCGGAGGAACTCGCCAGTGAGATTTTCACGCGCTACTGCCTGAAGAATCACATTAACGAGCGGCGCCAGCGTGAAGGCTACGACGGCGTCTCGACGAAGTGTGGCGGCTGCGGCCGTGCGCTAGACGACACAGCGGTCGCGTGTCGCCGTGTCGGCGATCAAGGGTGGTGCGCGTCTCGCAATGCAGACATCAACTATATCGGTGACGGCGCGAGTCGAGACGCAAAAGCTGAGTTGAAGCCAATTAAGCCGGTGATCTGTGAGCACTGCCGCTACACGATCAACGAGCACGGCTGTGTTCCAGCGACGATCGAACGGTGGGGTCACTGCGGCGCCGACCAGCGGCAGCTGCCGCCGATCAAGCCACACGCGATACAGTAGCATCGTGACGTATACCGCTATCGACTGTCAGGGATTCGCCGGAGGCTTCACGCTAGGAGTAGCGCAGGCTGGCTTTAAGCTGGTGGCTAAGCGTGAGATGAAGGGTGGCTTCGGGGTTCGAAACTGCGAGGTCAACCGGCACCTCCTCGGCGACTCGTGGACAGTCGAGGCGGTCAACCCGGAGGCGTGGTCCGTGCCGCTCGGCGGCGCGGACCTCGTCTTTGGCAACCCACCCTGCTCAGGATTTAGCGTGCTCTCTACGAAGAGCTTTCGCGGCACCGACTCGAAGATCAACGCCTGCATGTGGGCCTTCGCCGAGTACGCGGCGCGGGTTCGTCCAGCGGTCGCCGTCTTCGAGTCGGTGCAGCTCGCGTTTACCCAGGGACGATCGCTGATGCAGGACCTGCGGACACGCGTCGAGGAGTTGACCGGTGAACAGTGGGAGCTCTGTCACGTGCTCCACAACGCCTACTCGGTCGGCGGACCGGCGATGCGTAAGCGCTACTTCTGGGTCATCAGTCGGATTCCGTTCGGCGTCGAGGTGCCGAGGTTTGACCGCTACCCCGTGCTCACCGACGTCATCGGCGACCTCGAGTTTCAGCCCGAGGCGTGGGAGGCACGACCGTACCGCGATGACGCTACGTGGTACTCAGCGCAGTTGAGGAATGTGTTCACGGGACGTGTGGACGGTCACATCTCGATCGATAACCCGAACACACGACGCACACGATCACTTCTCGCAGCGGTTGAGTGGAATCCCGGCGAGCACGCGCAGGTCGTGACTCGGCGCTACTTCGACGAGCACGGCGATCTTCCACCCGGGTGGGAGCACCTCGTGGATAAGCTGAAGGGGCAGGACTTCTTTCAGGGATTCAACACTCCCACGATGTGGCGGCCCAGCGAGTGGGCACGCGTCATCACGGGCGCCGGTATGCTCAACGGCGTTCACTGGTCCCAGCAGCGCACATTTACGCACCGTGAGACGGCGCGAATCCTCGGGTTTCCGGACTCGTGGCTGATCGACCCGCTGCGCGGCGCACCTAACCTATTCCTCACCTGGGGTAAGGGCATCACGGTTCACTGCGGCCGGTGGATCGCAGAGTGGGTCAAGCGTGCGCTGGACGGTAGACCCGGAACGCACGTCGGTGAGGTCATCGGTGAACGTGAACATCGCATTGACGTAACAAACGCCTGGCGAGTGAACTGTGGTACAGTTAGCTCGACTACGATAATCAACCGGAAGGTGAGCACCATGACCGAAGCAGCCGTGGAAGAGGCTGTCGCAGCTCCGAAGGGCCGTCCTCGTCCCAACGACACCATCGAGCGGGACGAGCTGGTCTTTAACATCCTCGTCGAGCCGATGAGCCGTGAGACGCTCGCTCTGAAGCTCACCGAGGCGGGTACCCCGATGGAACCGAAGCTGATCTACCTGAGCCTCTACCGCCTGCGGCGGGACGGCCGGATTGAGGGCAAGCGCGCCGACGGCGCGCACAAGTGGTCTCGCGTCGAGGCTCCGGCAGCCTAAAACTTCACAGGAGGCGTCGTGACATCAGGCGCTGACGCTGACGGCCGGTCGTGGCAAGCGACCGGCCGTCACGATCTTGAACCTGACTCCCGCACGGAGCTCGGCATTCTTCGCATCGAAACGAAGCTCGACGGCTTCATCCAGGTGCAGGCCATTCGCGACGAGGCGATCCTAAGAGAGATCAAGTATCTTCGCGACGCTCACACTACAACGTCGACCGACCATGAGGCTAGAATTCGAGCTCTAGAGGGCAAACGCTACGTAGAGCCAAAGACGGTGTGGACAACTTTCAGCATACTTACCGCCTTAAGCAGCGTAATCGTCGCCATTGTGAGCCTAGCCACGCGGTAGGAGGTGACACAGTGAGTCTTGTTGATGATGAACCGCAGTTCGAGCCAGTCGAGCCAGTCGAGCCAGTCGATGAAGATGACGGTGGAAATTCTACGACGGACATCGATGTCGAGAGGGAAGACTAGTTATGTCAACACGAGGAGTTGACTACACCGGCGGCGCAGATATCGCCGCGCTGGTCGCCGCGGGAATCAAGTTCGCGTGCCGCTACGGCGGCCCAGGCGGGTCGTGGAAGCACATCACCCCGGCGGAGGCGCAGGCTTTGAGCGCGGCCGGGATCGCGGTCGTGGCGAACGCCGAGGGGTCGGCGAGCGGCCTGATCGGCGGCTGGTCCACCGGTGTGGATTGGGCCCGCCAGGCGGAGGCGCATTTCGCCGCGTGCGGCATGCCACCAGACAAGCCGATCTACTTTAGCGTGGACTTCAACGTCACCTCGACGCAGTGGGAGGCGGTCGCCGCGGCCCTGCGCGGCGCGGCGGAGGTTCTGGGCGGGGTGCATCGCGTTGGCGTGTACGGCGGCCGTCGTGCGATCGAGTGGGCTCGCGGGAGTAATGTCGCGCGATGGTTCTGGCAGACCTACGCCTGGTCCAGCGG